CGAATTTTGCAAAGCATGGAATACGGCTACAGAGACGCAAAGGAATATTTTAGTGAAGAATAAGTATTGTAAAATGATGACCGACCAATGGCGCACATTCCCCCGCGAAGGAACATGTGGCGGTACGCACGATTCCATAGAATATGTCGACCTCATTATAGACGATGCCACAAAACAGAAACTCCCCCAGTTTGCACCGGAAGGTTAGGATATATATGTTAAAGTTGTGGGAATAGTGAAGAACGATCAGGTGGTGACAGCGCTGATAGATCTTGGTGGTATACCTTTGCCATTCAACGGGCCAGAATCTAAGAAATAATGAGAGACAAATAATGGATTATGAAAAGTTAGCAGCAGTGGAATACCAAATAGAGCAAAAATATGGGGTAGAGTGTACACGTTCTCCACGAGCCGACTGGACTGATGAGGACGAAGAAGAGTTTATCAGACAAGTTGATAAGCTGTATAAGAAATTGAATTCGGCGTACAAAGAAAAGAACTACGAAAATAAAACCGGATATCTAGTATCAAAAAAACTACTTACTGATGAAAACGCCTTGGATAATTGTCAAGTGTGTTCTCTATACAAAATACACTTTAACGCTATTGACGACATAAAGATGAATCAATGGGGTTGTTGTTATCGGTGTTTTATAAAACATATCGAAGGTAGAGAAGAGAAATGGGAATCCGGTTGGAGGCCAGAGAGTGAATAATAAATTTAAAAAAATTCTTAAAGAAAATCTTGGTTCTGTTGTTAAGGAAATGTGCGGAAAGCCGAAACGACATGTTACAGGAAATGAAGAGGTAAAAAATAATGGCTAAATCAGTTTATGAAATAATTCAAGCAATCCATCAGATTGCAGCAGACGCTAAAGACCACCCTTATGGTGGCCGAAAAACAGGTGTTTTGCAGCGCGAAGAAGGTGATCCAATTAAGGATAGTCGAGTTATAGACGGTTTTGGTGTAAAAATTAACGGTTCTAACTTGGTGATCACTTATCACACCGAAGTTAACATTAAGAAATCTCACGAAGATAAGTTTGAAGATGAAATCGAACAATATCTAGATAAATTGGCAGACTTTATCAAAAAGGAATATAAAGGTGACATGGGTTCTACTCTGACACTGAAGGCACAGGATGATACGTTTAATGCAGTGATGCAACAAACATCAAATGTACGCACATTTGTTCAAGCCCAAAAAGTATTTGAAATTGGGCAATTGAAAGAGTTACCGGAATACAACGAAGAAGCCGACGAACGTGAATCAATGATGAACAAAATTGATCGAATGTTGGACGAAGGCTATAAACCAGAACTGAGGTTCAAGAAATTTCTCGGTAAGGTGTAATGTGAGACATTGTGAAATTGTCGTTATTAAAAATCCTCTCGTAATACAGGAAGGTACACAAATCATGTTTTCACTTAAGAACACCTATTTTGGTCGAGCCCAGAAGGGAATAGAGTTTGAATATCGTTCTTGGCCGACACCTAACCAACATGTAGTTCACTTTGAAGAAAAAACATATGAAACTTAAAAGATCAGAAATAGAACAAATTATTAAAGAAGAATTGACGCGTTCTCGCAAACAGCTTGTGACCGAGATTCTGGGAACAACTTCGAAAACGGAAGTTCAAGAATTGCTGTCAATTTACTTTAAGGAGTCTGGCGGATTGCCTGACGATATTTATAGACTATCAGTATTGTTTCCTGTTTTGGAAAAGGCCGGCCTTGGTGATATCGTTGATGCCTATATTCAGCATCAAAAAGTAGGCGATGAAGCATCAGCACAAAAGGTTTTGGAACCAGTCAGAGCAGTGGTACAAGAGTTAATGAGAACGAAATAGAGATGAGATTAACAAATATGGTCCTCGAATAAACCATATGATCGGCAAACATGGCAGATAATGGAACAACATATTGATGATACATTACATTTAGTCCCTGACTCAGAATAATGGAAAGAAAAATATATAAGATTGATAGCTAAAACTTAAATCCTCTCTAATTTCATAAATCCTCTAGTTATAACAGCTAGAGGATTTTTTATGTCATATATACCACCGCAAAAGATAAAACAGGAGGTTAAGAAGTGTTTCGAAGATCCGAATTACTTTATTAACAATTACTGCAAGATTTCTCATCCTGAAAAGGGGAGAATTCCTTTCACAATGTTTGCCTTCCAAGAGGATTTGGTAAGAAGCTTTGAAACAGACCGATTTAACATTGTATTGAAAGCACGACAGTTAGGTATATCAACAGTAACCGCAGCCTACGCGCTGTGGTTTATTTTGTTTAGACGAGATAAAACAGTTCTATGTGTAGCGACGAAAGTATCAACAGCGTCCAACCTCGTCAAAAAGGTGCAGATGATGTACAAAAATATCCCAGAATGGTTACAGATTGTTAAACCAACAACGAACAACCGTGCGGTGTTGGAATTTGAAAATGGTTCTTGGATTAAAGCAGAATCAACGCAGAGCACGTCAGGTCGTTCAGAAGCTCTTTCTTTGCTGATTGTTGACGAAGCTGCTCACGTTGAGGGAATCGACGAACTGTGGACTTCAATGTATCCAACACTTTCAACAGGTGGGTCATGTGCTATTCTCTCTACTCCCAATGGTGTAGGTAACTTTTTCCACAAAATGTGCACAGAAGCCGAAGCCGGCGACAATGGTTTCAAGCTTACTAAAATTATGTGGGATGAGCATCCTGATCGTGATGATGAGTGGTTTGAAAATGAAACAAAAAATATGGACCGGCGACAGGTAGCTCAAGAATTGTTGTGCAATTTTAACGCTTCCGGTGAGACAGTTGTTGACCCTGAAGATATGGAGTTTATACACCAATTCTTGGAAGACTATAATGAGATAACTGGTGAATTATATGGTGACCCTTTGCGTCGAACTGGTTACGATAGAAATTATTGGATCTGGCAAGAATACAATCCAAATTGTACTTATCTAATAACGGCTGACGTTGCTCGTGGTGATGGTCGCGATTACTCCACGTTTCATGTGCTTAACGCTACAACTAACCATGTTGTTGCAGAATATCGCGGTCAGCCAGAATATGACTTCTTTGCAAAGATGTTAAATGATGCTGGTAAAGAGTGGGGCACAGCGATGATTGTGGTAGAATCTAATATGCTTGGGTATTCAGTCCTTACCGAATTGGAAAATATGGAGTATCCTAATATATATTATGAGAAGAAATCAACTCATGAATATGTAGAACCCAATTTGGCACAAGTAACCAACGGTGTTGCCAAGGGCTTTGCCACATCAGGCAAAACGAAACCACAAATTATCGGAAAGATGGAAGAATTCATCCGAAACAAAACAATCACGATTTATTCTCGTAGGCTTTTGGACGAAATGCGAACGTTTATTTGGACTAGTGGTAAAACACAAGCCATGAGCGGTCGCAACGATGACTTAATTATGTCTTTCGCTCTTGCTTGCTGGATTCGAGATACAGTGTTGGAAGCTGATACTCGTGAACAAGAATACACAATTGCAACATTAAACGCCATATCTAGGCGGTCAAGAACAGCCGATTTTTCAACAGTAAAAAGCGGTTTTGTTATGGGGCCCTTTCTTGGCAGAAACAAAAAGAACGATATTGCTGACCAAGCAAGGTTATATAGAAAATACGCGGGGTTGTTAAAAGGATGAAGAAACTGTTCGAAAGTTGGAGAAAAGTTATTAGTGAATCCAACAACGGCTTTTTGGATCATTATAATAAGCTTTTAAGGAAAAAATACGCTGGTCTGGTATTGGCACTGGTAAAAGATTCTGACACCGCGCCCCACCCGGTTATAACAACATGTATGGTAGGCCCAGAGTTGGATGGCTTTGTTACCACCAACGATGAAGGATTTGTATATGATGGTGGATGGTATGACATCGAGCCAATCCCAGAAGAAAATCTTCCAAAGGAATACATACAGATATTATCAGATTATGAAATAATATATCCTTTTTCCATGGACCGAACATTCGGCATGCCCGAACTTCGATTTAAATATATCAGGTATGATGACAAAAAACCGCATGGCCTAAAATGCACATTCCTTAGAAGAAATGAAACAACTAGATATCTCGGACCTGCACAATTTATAAAACAAAGGCGACCAAAAACTGACGAAGAATACTACCAAGCTTTTTATTATGTCAACGGTAGGTTAATTCATAATAAGGACGGTGCTCCAATAATCAACACGGATAGAATGTTCTAAGATGAAAATTTTATTAGGAAAACCACTATAAGAAGGTTTACATATGGCAGATCAAAAACGCAATCCCAAGAATCATGAGACAACCCTGTTCAAGCGATTAACTCGTATGTTCAGTGGTCCGCTGACGAATAGACGGACACAAACATACCACAAGCTCCGCAGAACACACATGAACGTGTTCTCAAACCGCTTCAAGTCGCTCTCAGGGCAACACTTCAAGAAACGCGGGTACAACCCCTTCCAAAACCTACAAACGCAACGTATGGCCAACCAGAACCGTGCAGAGCGATATAGGGAATTCGATCAAATGGAATACGAGCCGATTATGGCCTCAGCGCTTGACATTGTTTCTGATGAAATGACAACAAGTTCACCGTTGTCACCACTGGTAAGGGTCGATTGCCAAAATGAAGAGTTGAAGGTTATCTTAGAAAATCTCTATTATAACGTTTTGAATGTTGAACATAACTTGTATTATTGGGTCCGCTCAATGTGCAAATATGGCGACTTCTTTTTGTATGCCGATATCGATCCTGATTACGGTGTTAGTACAATCTTGCCAGTTCCACCGGAAGAAATTGAAAGAATGGAAGGAGAAGACGAAACAAATCCAATGTATGTACAATTCCAGTGGAACTCCGCTGGTATGACATTCGAAAATTGGCAAATTCTTCACTTCCGAATTCTTGGTCACGATAAATATGCACCATATGGAACTAGCTTCTTCGAACCAGCACGTCGTATTTGGCGACAGTTAATTTTGCTGGAAGATTCAGTCATGGCGTATCGTATCGTTCGATCACCTGAACGTCGAGTATTCTATATCGATGTTGGTGCCGTTCCCCCACAACAAGTGGAACAGTACATGGAAGAAATCATTACTAACATGAAGCGTCACCAAATTGTTGATGAAGACACTGGTCGCGTTGATTTGAGATATAATCCGTTGTCAGTTGATGAAGATTACTTTATTCCTGTTCGTGGCGAGACCGGCACAAGAATTGAAACACTCGATGGCGGACAATACACAGGCGATATTGATGACATTAAATATCTTCAAGCAAAACTTATTGCAGCACTAAAAATTCCACAATCCTATCTTATTCGGGATGACTCATCATCTGAAGACAAAGAAACACTATCACAGAAAGATATTCGATTCGCTCGAACAGTTTTGCGCCTTCAAAAACCAGTTGTTTCTGAATTGGAGAAAATCGGTGTTATCCATTTGATTTTGTTAGGTTATCCTGAAGAAGATGCACTGTCGTTTTCTTTATCATTGAACAATCCGTCGAAAATTGCTGAATTGCAAGAACTTGAAACTGTTCGCACAAAAGTAGACGCTGCGCAGGCGATGCAAGAAGTTGGATTTAGTCATCGTTACACAATGGAAAAGGTTTTCCAATTGCCGCATGAAGATATTGTCCGCATGAAGCGTGAAAAGAAGCATGATCTGAAATATGAATCAGAACTTGAACAAATCGCCGCAGCAGGCGAGGCAGGATTCGGCGGTATGGGCGGCCTAGATGATGATATGGGCGACATCGGAGGAATGGAAGACGACATGGGAATGGGAGACGACATGGGCGGTTTCGGAGATGATTTCGGAGACGAAGGTGATTCAGACATAGAAGATAATGATCTATTAGCGACACCCGGCAAACGTGACGAGTATACAACCCCCGGAGCTAAAGGTAAAAAATACCGCAAGGTGAAAGACGACCGCAGAGATATGGGTGCTCGCAAACGCTCAAATAAAGCAAAATGGGGCCACGAGAAGACTCGTGATACACGCAGAAACGTTCGTGCTGGCATGCCCGGGCTAAACGGCTTATTCGAATTAGCTCAAGGAAACAAACCTCCTGTTGTTATGGAACAACAAGATAGAAAATCAAATGAAGTTAAAAGTATGGTTACTGAGATTCGTAATTTTGTTAAAAAACAAGAAGACGACAAGCCAACCGAAATTATAACTATAGAGGATGAGTAATGAATATTAAGCACAATAAGAAAAGAAATACCGCTTTTCTTTATGAAATACTGATCAAAGAAGTGGCAAAGACTGTCTATAGCAAGGATAACAAGTACAAATCCATTGTTATGGAAGTGTTGACGCACAATTTTGATCCGAAGTCACAAATGGCGAAGGATTATTTATGTTATCGAGATTTATATACGCATAAAGACTTGGATTCCAAGATTGTTGATCGAATGATTAGTGAGGTATCGCGCCGTCGTGACAAAATTGATGCAAAGAAGTTGTTCAATGAGCAAACAAAACTCATCAATAAGATTAATTCAAAACTGAGAGATGATATTTGGGAGAATTTCGTACCTGAATACCGCTTTTTGGGGACGCTATATCATTATTTTAACGCTGATGACATGCCGACAAAGGATAAGGTTTTGTTGGAATCCCAGATTTCATCGAGATTAATTTCTGAGGCACAACGGGCTTCTGCGACTGTAGAACCTATTGATTCAATTACCTATAACATTTATGTTAAGAAATTTAACGAAATGTACGGAGAAGTGTTAAACGAAAGGCAAAAACATACAATTAGAAAATACATATTTTCCATTAGTGATTCTGGTGTATCTTTTAAAACATTTTTAAATGAGGAGATCAAGGGATTGAAGAATGAACTCAAAATGACATGTGATGGACCAAATTCCGTTTGTGATTTGGAAATTAATGAAAAAATTGACAAAGTTGGTAAATTATTAGATAGTTATTCGAAACTACCGGTAAAAGAGGAGACGATGATACCGCAGATTTTGAGAATTCAGCAACTTTTGGAAGAAATGAATAAAGAGGAAGAAAAAGGTGACGGTTAAAGTTACAATTAGAGACCCCGAATCGAAATCGCAATCAACTGCTGCTCAGTCGAGCATAAGCTTGCAGGTACGCCGCAATTTGAAAGGTGATTATATGATTTTTGATCATATTGATATCGATATTGTTGTGCAACCTTCGGAAAATAAGATTACTACAATAACTAAGCCTGATGCAACAAACACTGATATGGTGTATGATGCACAAAACCGGTTATTTCAACACTTAACAAAGGCCGGCGTAGTTGACCCTGCAACAATCGAAGGTGGCAGTTTATATGGAACGATGGAAGGCACATACTATGATAATGATGAACAACCTAATGCGACACAAGTTGCCGTGTTTTCTGTTGGCAAATTTATTGAAGAGGAGCGCCCATTCATGATCTTCCGTCAAGCTCAGGAAGAAGTGGAAATAGGGAAATATGCAGAACCAGAAGACGAATATACTACTGATTTGGGTGACGTTCCTCATGCGACACAGAAAGGAACGATTTATCCAAATGATTTCCCATCTGGAGCAAATTATCGGGTTTATGAAGAGAATATGAAAAAAGAAGTGAAACAACTATTTTTGGAACACTATAAAAAGAGTAAAAAATGAATAAGGAAAGGCACTGCTTATACAATTCGCAAGGGTTACTATCTAATAGAATATATTTTGTCACAGACAAAGCAAGATTTTGGTGTTATAAAGCAGAAAAGCTTGGTCAAGCTGTTGTGCGAATAGATTACATGAGAACAGTTTCGCCGAACCGCAAAGAAGAATTATCGGCTGGATATACTCAAAAACATGTTAATCTAGATAACTACAGCGTGGTCAGGTTGAAGTCAACACTTAACAACATGGAATTAACGGGATTATAGAATGTGTATCATATGTTTGGCATTAGATAAAGAGATGATTACAATCGATGAGGCAACTGAGCATCTTGAAGAGATACGTTCACTTATTGGCGATGAACACGAGGTGGAAGTTGCTACTAAAATATGGTCTTCTTCCCGCGATGAACCAAATTGGAAATTCGCAGAGAAAAAAGATGATATAATGTGGAACTATGACCCATTCGCTGTAGACGGGGATTACGATTGATGAAATTGTTGTTTGAAAGTTGGAGAAGATTCTTGACAGAAGACGTATATTCTTCGGAATTACGTGATTTTATCAGACTATCGAGAAAAACAGAGAAATTTAGCAATCCTTTGAAGCGTCTGAAAATACTTCATCAGTACATGGACACGAAAAAAAGTGAACTTATCCCGGGAAAAGAGGGATCTTTTAGAAAGATATATTGGACCCGAGAACGTGAAATTTTAAAGATGGTTTTGTATATTAATGATAGACCTGATGAATTATCGCAAAGTCCAAGAAAACAGAATAAAATAGAAATTGAAATCTTCAATAGGGATAAATACGGTATTTTTCCTAAAGTAATGGAATACGATACAAAAGATTATTTGTGGTTTGTAGTGGAAGAGGTTATCCCACTGTCAGATGAACCATCAAAGACAATGGAGAAAATGTTCCCCAAATTAACATCAGTTGTAGAAGGTATAAGCGGTAGAAAAGGTCATTTTAGTCACCACGGCCTAGAAATAGTACGAAAAATGTTGGAATTCTATAAACTGAAACAACAACATATCACAACAGATACAAAGTCAAAAACTTTGGCTAGGATGATGCAAGAGCTTTTGAGATCATTGAATTATGATCACTACCGGGTATCACTGGGCGACGAACACCAACAAGATAATAAAGAATCTATCGAAAAGCTGTATGAATATTACAATAACCCCGATCCTAACTTTTTTAGATTAAGAAACGCTTTTGTCGAAGAACAACTTGATCAAAGAGACTTCTACTCTCCCAATGTCGGCTGCGATGAAGATTATAACATTAAATTGTTCGATATTGCATTCGGAGAGGTTGGATGATTGATTTAATCTTGTTCATTTTAGTTTGTTATGGGTTAACCAATATGCTATTATATGGTAAAATATTTGACAGTATCCGTCCTGATTGGTATTTATTCAAGTGTAGCATGTGCATGGGATTTTGGGCCGGAGTTCTTGTTTCGTTGTTTTTCACGTCTCCGTGGGCTGGATTGATACACTCTTTGTTTTTTGGATTTATTAGCTCCGGCACCACATACGTTTTAGATAAGCTTTTTGGAGATAATGGAATGAGGGTCGATCACACCTATAGTTAGTGTTGGGCAATTAAACACCAAAAGGAGGTGATATAATGGCACGGTGGATGATCCAACCAGTGCGTCGTTGCAAAAACGGCTGCATACTAAAGTCCTTGGCATGACTCAAAACTGCCTTTTATTTTATTTAGAGAATTCAGCATTTCGCGGCTCTACTTATAATTGGAAGGAATTAAAGCATGAAAGAAAAGTACGGATTAAGAGAATGTATGGTCTTTGAGAATGATTTAGAAATTCTCAAGGAGCGACAAGAGCTTGGCGACCGAAACAAATATATTGTTGCTGGTGTGCTGCAACGGGCAGACGCTCAGAACGGCAATGGTCGTGTATACCCGTATGCCATCTTGCAAAGAGAAATAGAGAATTACAAACAACTTGTAAAAGAACGCCGCGCCCTTGGTGAGTTGGACCACGCTGATGAATCTGTTATATCATTGAAAAATGTTTCACACGTAATCACTGATATTTGGATGGAAGGTAAAGATGTTAAAGGAAAAGTAGAGATACTTGAAACTCCTGCTGGAGAAACATTAAGAAAGCTTTTTGAGGCGGATATTAAAATTGGTATTTCGTCCCGTGGTTTGGGTTCAACTAGAGATCAAGGCGGCAATGTTTTGGTAGAAGATGATTTTCAACTTATATGTTTTGATTTTGTTTCGGATCCATCGACTCAAGGCGCGTTCATGGAACGTGTTACATTGAGGGAGAATCGAGATCCGAGAATATGGACTAAAAATTACAAGGTCAACAGAATTTTGAATGATATACTAGGAGTATAATATGACTACATTAAAGCGGTCAGATTTAAGAAGAATCATAAAACCGATTGTTCGGGAGATGGTAGAAGAAACGATAGAAGAACTTATTTTGGAGGAATCATACCTTCAAGATAAAATTCAGGAATCTGTTCTTCGAGGTGGTGTAATTAGTCACGTTATCACTGAGGTAGCAAAAGGCATTGCTAAAACAACTGCACCAATGATGCAACAACCACAACAATACACAGCACAACCTCAGCAGCAGCGCGTTCAGCAGTCAGATCAAAAATTGAAACAACATATTCAAGAAATTCGAAATAATTCCGAATTAGATCAGCATCTTAGTCAACGTGCCAACGGTATGGCTAGTAAATTTGCTCGAACTGCGCCGGAACAAGTCCCAACCCAGCAACAACAGAAACAACAGACAGTTCCCCAACAACAAATAGTACAACAAAATCAACCGGATTGGAGCACTTTGCAAAATGTTCAATTGCCTCCAGATGACGACAACATCGGTATGGTAGCACCGAAGAAAGGTATGACATTAAATGAGGCTTCTGGTCTCATGTCCGCTCAAACATCGGCTGCAACACAAGGTGAAGGTTTGGATATCAATATTATTAAACAGTTGGCTGGCAACAAAGGAATTTGGTCACCAAGGAAAATGAATCGATTTTTACAAATGGGTGAAAAAAAATGGGAAAAGAAAGCAATAAAAAATACCGGGACACAGGAGAATGCAAATGAGTAGATTCCGAAGAAACAAAGAGTGGGAAGGAATCGTGGTACATTTAGACAAAAACACAGATTTATCTAAAGCGTATCGCAAATTGATGCAACAAGTAGAAGATGAAGGGATTCATGAGATCGTGAAAGAGAAACGATTCTTTGAAAAACCTTCGGACAAAAAACGAAGAAAACGAGCGAATGCTGCATATCGTCGACAAAAAAATGGATTGAAAAATGGCAGATAGAATTATAGAAGTACAAACAATTACTGTAACAAATACAGCAGAAGAGATATCATTACCTAGATTATGGGATCCGTCCGCCGCAAATGCCGGCTCGTGGGGTCAAGGCCATTTGCAGCAAGGTTCTCAATACCACTCTAGTGATAAGATAGTGTATGTTTTTGATAACTTTACTGGCTCATTTGAATTAATACAAGAAGATACAGAAACAGAAGGTATTACAATTCGAGATGAAGTGGGAAGTCAGGTACAATCTGGTCCGTGGAGGTTGATTGCTAAACCACCAAGATTTTTAATTAATTCAGGATCAAATTCACAAGCTGTAAAAGTTAGCATAATTTTGGTGAGATAATGTTTAGAGAAAAAGGTTATTATACCGGAAATTCTCATAGTTCAAATTTCGATGTTACAGAGCCTGTTACCGGCGATGCAAATGGAATTAGACAAAAGAGCCGCAGCAGCAATATTGTTAACAATTATAGTGATAATATAGTATTGTATTTAAGTGATTCAGAGATAAAAACAGGTGTTCTGCTTCCACTGAAGCAAACAATTCCTAAACTTCGACCAGAAGTAACTGAGCAGGGTTTGCTGTTTGATTCAAATAAAGAAGTTAAGTTTATGGAAGTAAAATTGAAAGAATCCGAAGATTGTACAATTTTTATTATTGCTGATTTGTATTCTTCTGGTCAAATTATATTATCTGCTGAGAATGGTATTGAAGTGAAAAGTGATTCAGCGGGATTGCAATTGATTCAAAATAGTGTCGACTTAATGGAGGGTCTAACCTATTTAGGTAGGGCGTTTAAAACACATAGACCTCCAAGATTGAACGGAATTATAAAAGAATTCTTAATTTTGGAAAAAGTTGAAAAAAACGTTATTACAGAAATAAGTCATTATTTTAATAAAAAATGGAGTTTAGATAATGGCTGATAAGATTTTAGGTGTACAAACTATCACTGTAACGCAAACACATAAAAAGATAGAAATACCACAACTCTGGGATCCCACTAAAGGTAATTTGGGACAATGGGGCCAAGGGTTGTGGGCTTCTGGTTCTCAATATTGGACCAGTGACCGCGTGGTGTATCTATTTGATGAGTATACTGGATCATTTGAATTGACCCAAGATGAAGTCAGTAGCGCGGGTGTTAAGATATACCCAACTTTGGATAATCAAACACTTTCAGGTCCGTGGAGGCTGATCGCGGAACCACCAAGATTTTTGGTTAATTCTGGTTCTAATTCCACGAGTGTAAGAGTAACAACGATTTTGATACGTTAAATAAAAAACTAAGGAGAGAAAAATGGCACAACTTTACCCAATCTACAAAACGCAAACGCAGCAAAACGGTTGCAACATTATGACAGGAAATGTGAAAGTAATTCTTGTTGATGGTGCAGATGTAACATATGATCCGACAGATGAATTCTTGTCCGCAATTGCCGCGGGCGGTATCGAAGAGACATCGGCAAACATGACAGGAAAGACAATAACAGCTGGTACTTTTGACGCCGACGATGTTACATTTTCCGCGACCTCCGGCGACAACTGTGAAGTTGTGATTCTTTATATCGACACCGGCACCGCGGGTACTTCAACACTTGTAGCATTTTTGAATTCAAGTTCAATCTCAGGACTTCCTGTAACGCTTGGTGGCGATGTAACAATCGCATGGGACGCCGCGGGTATCTTTACTATTTAGAACAAAAGGTAAAGGTGGATCCGAATTTTTCAGGTAAACACCGCGGATACACTCGCTTTGAACACAACAATTGCGGCCCCACGTTTTTCGATTCTCGACTGCGTTCCGCAATTGTTGCATTTTTACCTCTTCATATACGCCCCCGCCGCGGATTAATTGGGTTTTTCGACCAATACGTCGGGGGCATATCGAAAAGTTGACCACGCGACCACAATCCCTCTAAAAAAGGAAACACCTCGCCAACACCGACCCGGAGGAATCAATGGCCGCAGAAAACCTAAAACCAGATACAATTATCGCGCAGACTTCCTCCACCGGAGCCGTCACCGATATTGATGATCCCGATCTCGATAGTCCTGATTCGTTATTCGTAACTGCCGCTAATAACAACTCCAATACAGATCTGCGCTGTTCCTTCCCCACGCCATCCGGGGATCCCACAGTAGGAACAGACCTCCAGACTTTCCGCGCATATTGTGAACAATTTAGTGAAGCCCAGACGGGTACCCCACAAGCCCGCATCGAATTGTGGGAGAATGGCACACTAATCAGCGCCGGCACTGACACCAACATTACGGTTGGTGGTACCACATTGAGTTATACATGGAACGCTAGCGTTCTCACGACAGCCACAGGTGCTAATGTTGAAATTATGGTGGTTGGCACTAAGGCCGGCGGCCCGCCGAGCGCCCGAAACTCTGTCAATGTTGGCGCGGTTGAATGGCAGGTGGAATATGACGCTGTTGTTACAACGCTTAATGGCACACTATTCGAAGACACGCCGGATTCTTTCGGTGCTCACTCTGTCAACCCGACAGCAACAACAACACTATTCGAAGACACGCCGGATTCTTTCGGCGCTCACTCTGTCAACCCGACAGTAACAACAACAACTTTTGTTGATGGTGATACATTTGGTAATCATACTGCTTCAATTGCCACAGCACTTAATGGCACACTATTCGAAGACACGCCGGATTCTTTCGGCGCTCACTCTGTCAACCCGACAGTAACAACAACAACTTTTGTTGATGGTGACACATTCGGATCACACACTATCGATCCAACAGTGACAACAACGCTGTTCGTCGATGGTGACACATTTGGCAGTCATACCACTGGCACAACAGTGACAACAACGCTGTTCGTCGATGGTGACACATTCGGATCACACACTGTCAATCCAACGGTAACAACAACACTGTTCGTTGATGGTGACACATTCGGATCACACACTGTCAATCCAACGATAGATGCGATATTATTTGCAGATGGTGATACATTTGGTGTTCACTCTGTTTCTGGTGATACGCTTCTAAACGGCACATTATTCACTGATGGTGATACATTTGGCAGTCATAC